GAGAATTGATTGTTGAAAATACTACCTTAGGTAAGAATGATTTCGTAATTACTGATACATTCACTGTGAAATCCATGGACGGATCACAAGGATTAGGAAGAAACCCAACTGATCGAGGAAGAAAAGGACTCAAAGTGTCTTTGATCTGTGACCAAAAATTAGTCACGCATGCCGTACATGTGGGTGGTGCCAACATTCATGATGCTCAAATCTGACCAGAGACCATTGATGTATCCATGACAGATCTGACTGGTTTGAATTGTTTGGCTGATTCAGGATCTGCCGGCCGCAGATCTATTGACCAGATAGAGCACAAACATAAGATACATCTCATCTCAAAACCAAAAAGAACAAGATCTCCCTCATAGATGAGTCATCACCGACCAACCGAAGAAATGACTATGCTCAACCAATATCGTAATCGAATTGAGCGATTGAATGGTAATATTAGAGGGTTTAGAGGACTGATGATCAAATACACATAGACCGTTGATTCATATCAGACATATTTGTATTTAGCATTACTATGTATCACATGTTATCAATTGTTCGTCCATAAGTAAACATCCAAAGATTATCTCATGTGGTGTCACTCTGTGTGTTTCAAGTTTATAGAAAATATAAAAATACCTATGGATCATAATAAAAGGTTTATTTTTAAAATAATCAGATACTACATTGATAGATATGACTCAAAAATGATTTACTGGAAAGAATAGTAAATCACTTTTGAATTTGTTTACCAATGTTGTATTTCTGGACACCCTCTAAATATATGATTAATTGGCGTGCTTAACTCACTATATATCCGATATGAATACATGGTGATTTTAGTTAATATTTCATCTGCCCGTTTGACAATAATATATTAAATGATGGTATGACGTATACAATCCCATACTTCTGACAAAATGTTTTCATTTTATCTTCATCATAACTATCGTAGATCATTTTAATCACCTCAAAACTAATTTGTCCACCATGGAACGAATCACTTTTACCCCAAGATAGAAAATACCCATCGGTATCATCGTCACCAAACTCGTGAATAGAGATACAATCTTCAGCTTCATACAACTGACCATTGATATACAAACCATCATCTTTACTGGAAATGATGTCAGTATTCAACATAAACCCATATAGTAGCCACGCGCCATAATACCCTAATCCCATGAGTGATATGACATCACATCGTTCGGGTGTGGAATGTCAATTCAATTTTTTGCACTAATTTTAGATGTATATTCTATTTATCCTCGTATTTATTACATCTGAGTAATGCAGTATATGTTCAGTTAATTGAACTTTTGAATTAAATATATTATCATTCGGCAAATGATAATATTCATTACTGTCCCATATACCATTAGTGGCAAATTTCCTGACATTATTGCAAAATTTATAATTCCCATAATATTGAAATAACATCATATAGTAAGTCATTATTCTCTCTGTTCCTATGGCAAATATGTCTTCATACATATGTATTTGATCCAAACCATCCGATTTATTTTTAACAATTTCATTAATAATGTGACTGATATCAATCTTCGGTATCATGTCAGAGCTAAAATCAATGACAACTATAATATTGAATTTAGTCTCTTTAGCACATATGTCCGTAACCTTGCTAGCGACATATTTGTGTAATAATTTCCAATATTCCAAAGATTTAGCTGTTTCTTGAAAATGATAACATGACTCAGATAGTTGTAATTTAAGTTTATCTATCATCGTTATATCTCCAGTCACTAGTAGATCATTACTGAGCTCAACATTATTAATTTGGTCTATAATATAGAAACAGTTGAGAGAATTGATTGATTTTAATTGATCTAAATAAGATGATGTTACGTCATTTTGCCCATTGATACTGATGGTTGTCAACAACACATGTACTTTGTCAACTTCATATTTTTGGTAAAAGCCAATTTCGTCTAATAATAAATCACTGATAATTTGACGAACAGTCCTTTCTTTTATCAAAAAAATTTTGTTAACATCAATTGGTGGAGATAATTTGCCAATTATGGTAGGATCACTTGTCAAATAAACTTTATCAACGAATCGTGTATCCTTTAAGAAAATGTTCGTTTCATTGGTGGAGTAACATTCATGATAAATTCCCAATGTCTTGAGTTCTTCTGATATTTTCTTAGTATCATCAATAATTATCAACAAAACTTTTTGCATTATATTTATATAATGAATATGAACAAAATATTATTCGTGACATTTTATGGACTCATTGAATATATTGCCGATATAGCAACAACATTTGAAGATAATAATATAACGGTTGTTGATTTCCCATTACTATGTCATCTCAAAGATACCGAAAAATCAAAAGATGAAATATTGGGATCTTTACTGAGCACAATCAAGGATAACGAGATTAACTACGTTTTCTGGTTTTATATACCAAAAAATTACGAATTATACTTCTCATCTATTAAAACACAGTACGAAAATGTCAAATATATATTTTATAACTTTGATGATCCGAAAAGCTTAAACATAGACCTGTTAAAATTTGGTTCATTTATGGATTATTTCATAAATCCAATTAAGATGAATGAAGGAAAATATATGTGTCTAATGAACAAACGAATTTATAGTTTGGACAGATATTGTCATTTGGATTTATTACTAAATGAGATTAATAACACAAAATCGAATGATGTGTCAATTATTGTCAACAAATTCGAAGATCATGATGGGATTGAGAAAAATTATCTACATTCAATAATTGGGAAAATCCTAGAATTTTGTTTGAAAAATCAATGGAGTATTAAACTGTATGGCAAGTATTCCTTAAAAGATACATATCCCGACATTTATAAAGAAGAAGTGGATGATTTGTCGGAAAATCAGATGTTTTCAAGAACTACTTTAGTAATATTATTAGATTATAGAAATAACATTAAAAGAGATATAAATTATGATATATTACATGCCCATATCCATGGTAAGAAAATATTAACGAACTATCATATGATCAATGATGATATTATTAGTCGTCACGACAACATACATATTTTAAAGAATGATAATATTGACATTATTAAAAGAATATATGAGTCAGATTTGGTGGAATGTGACGAATGTAAACGACATGATGCCGATGAGTATGGTATTGATCATTGGGTTAAAGAAATAATAAAAATTGTTAGTGAATAAATCATCATAATCGAGCGAATTTTATGTGTGATAAGATTTATCGACTGATAAATAATATTTATCTACAATATATCATGACAACTAATATCTCCGCATCACAAAGTATGGTTGTGGGTCTTAGAGCCTATAAATTCATTAGGTCTTTTGCAGTCAAAAATATGCATGATGTAATTGTGGAACTAATAACGAATTGTGATGATGCATACAGGAAAAAAACATCGGCTGACATAAATAATAAAATTTTCATCAACTATTATAAAACACCTGAGGGGTCTGAGTATCTGGAAGTTGTCGACAATGCAATTGGTATTGATCCATGTAATATGGAAAAATTTCTTTTAACTGCAGGAAATTATACCAATGTCGACAATGCGAGAGGATTCTTCTCAACTGGTGCGAAAAATATATGTGTAATTGGAAATACAACATTTATGTCTATTAAAGATGGAAAATTATCTATGGTAGCAATCGATACCGATGGCCTATGCACTAAACATACACTGGACTCAAATAACAATATTGTCGGTATTGATGTTAATGAATATCAACGAAATATATTAGGTATTCCAGAGAATGGTGTGACTGTATTAATGGAAATAACTAATAAAAAACTTGGATCGAATGATAAAATATCTGACTTTTTGCGATCTATCACATTATTGGTACAACTAAGAGATATTTTCGCAAACCCTAAAAATATTATAATGGTTGACATTATTAACGGTTATCCTTGTCTGGATGTCTTTTCGAAAGATTATGTCATATCTAGATATCCACATAACTCACTAGGTGAGAAATATCATCAACAATTAACATATATTTATCCAGATGCTATGACAATCTTGGATATGAAATTTGTTGTGCCAAATTATCCGGAATATATTGGAAGATTTGTGGTGAATAAAACAGATAAACCCATATCTCAGCCATATCAGGAGAATATGATGGAATTCGGTTTCTTAATTAAAGATGACACATCTATATATGAGGTCTCAACTTTGGGAGAACATGGTAAATATCGGTGGAATCCACACATCAATTATTTGTATGGATATGTTAGTTGTAACGGATTACGCGATCTGTTATTGAAGTATGATACTCCAGATAATGATGCAAAAAAAAATCCAAACCCAATCATTGATCCAAATCGCATCAATGGTATAAACAATGAACATCCAATGATAATTTCATTATACAGTATGTGCCGAACCAGACTTGAATTAATTATGAGAAACATTGAAAATTCACTCAATTGTAAATCCATCAACATCAATGATCTGGACTCAATTATTGCAGAATTAGAACAACTTGGTCTGAAAATTTTCGATGAAAATGATGTTGTCATGACTTTCAAAAACAGTCGTGAAGAAAATTTAATCAAAGTCATAAAGGAGCAGAGAACACGCAATGTTATATCTGAGGTCAATAATTTGAATGAAAGTGTCCAATATGTAGATCTTAAAAATGAAAATAAGGAAATATCCGACAAAATATCACAATTGGCACCCAGTAAACCCAAGGAATTAATTTTTGGGTACAATAAAAATAATGAACTTGTTATGTTACCCAAACCAGCGACAACAACAGCAAACAATGGTATAATGCCTGTTATTGACACCATTGAGAATTCCAAACAGGTTCTAAATGAGCCATTTGTCTACAAATTAAGTGATAGTGGGAACATCCAAAAATTATATGTATTCAATAAAGACACAATTAATGTGACAAATCCAGAGGATAAATATATTAAATTACATCGTAAATCATTGAACATTAAATTTATCAATGATATTAATCTTAAAAGGAGATATGTAATTGACACTACAACGGGATTGAAAATTATGATTAATCTGAGTAACCCAATAGTTAAAGAGAATTTAGCATACAATGATTTACAGAACATCAAAGAAAATGAAATATTTCAGACACATAGTTCAATGAAAGGGCTGTATTTTATGAGAGAATTAATATGTGATATATTTACCGAAATAATAACTGAAAATGATGTAATTAACAATAAGATTACCTTAACAACCGATGGCTGCTTGACTGCTCAGAAAATACTGGACCATCGAAAAGATGTCATGACATTAATAGAGAAAAATGTTCATAAGTTGTTCAACATTTATCTAAAAAACAAACAACAGGAAATCAAATCAATTCTATGTAATAATTTGGTCAATGTGCAGGAATTATTGGGCAATAATCCTCAATTTGAGGAATTATATCAATCATCACAAGAGAAAATATGGCAACGTGTTGTATCATTAATCGAATAACCGTGTAGATATATCAAGAATGACTATATTAATTCACTATATATCCGATATGAATACATAGTGATTTAAATTACGTTTTACATTTTACAATTTATAGTCTGTTATAGCTTCAATCCCCATTGCTTGCTGACAGAACTAAATCTTCTCTCATTGTCAACTCTTTAATATTTTGGAGGTGTACATATCCATCACCTTCAATATAGAGTAACCGCATAGATGTACGTGTCACAATGGGCACTTGAACCGGCTGATGACACATGAATAATTCTTCATATTTTTTCTGAGTGAATATATCAAAACCGGTGAAGTGATATTTAGCCGTTCCATGTTTTCCTGTATTACAAATAGCAATGTGAATTATTTAACATGGTTTATGTTGTAAAACAATATAATCACCTATGTTCATATCGGACGGCATTTTGAAACAGTTAATGAGCATGTTGGCTCGCTGGTAACGTATTCGGATGATTCCATCTCGTCGTTGTTTGTTGTTATAACTTATAACAACAAAATTATTTTAAGTAAATAATTAAATAGATGAACACATAATCGTACACATGGTTTGAACTATTGACATTTATTTTATCAGGAGAATCAATGATACGTCTATGGTTCAACAAACGATTGATGGGTCATAATTATGAAGGGTGTGTTTTGACTTTTACTTATTTTCGCCCAATTATCAAATTTAACTTTTTCATCAGTATCAAGTAAAAATAGACCGTCATCTTCTTCGTCAAGTGTGCGCAAATATCTAATCAATAGCTTATCATCAGGAGTCGCCTTCATGTCACCAAAATATTTTTATGAAAAGAGAGTCTTTAATATTTGGAAAACTCAAACAACACAATGACATGGTATGTTAATTTTAAAACATAATTTCAAATAAAATTTAAAATTTTTGGGAATAACATTCGTTTGATACACCTCACGTTAATGTGAACACATATACAATTAATGGATCCTGATTATAATTCGCAATATCATTAATTGATAAAAATCAACTACATATATATTATGTATATATATATATATAATGGATGTCTTTAGAAATAAAATATATGTCATCACAACTTTTTGGAGCTATCCTTTCGGAGGTGGCGAAGAATTCTTGTATGACACCATGGAATGGGCACATTCTTTCGGTATGAGATCATATTGGTTAGCATTTGCTGATGCAAATAACAAACCATTTGATGCATTGGAAATTATAAAATATAAATTTGGAACAATTATTCATATTCCCAGGGGGGTAGATGTTGATAATCTCACGAAATGGCTACATATTTTAAAACCTGACATTGTCCATCATCAAGGACATTTACGCAGTAAATTTTTCTTGGCGGCCAATAATGTCAGAACTGAATTCTTGACGGGTTTCCATTTTTGGACTGGAGGACTTTTATTAGATAATGAAAAGAAGAATATAGATATCTTAGAAAACCAACAATATCACCAAATTGATCCAGAATTAACACAATTATTAAAAAGACCAAGATGTCACATCTATTGTGTTTCAAAATTTGTCCGAGAATGTTTTGAAGTGATTACAAAAGTACAGATAGATGATATAATCTATGCGTCATCAATCTATAATAAATATAAAGTACCTAATTATGATCCAATTAATGGCATATACGTTACTATGATCAATATACACAAGCACAAAGGTGGTGAAATATTGTACTATTTGTTGATGAACTGTCCAAATATACCTTTTTTGTGTATCAAAACAGAAAATAACTCAGAAGAATTAGACCATAAAATTAAGGAAATAATCGATAGTAGAAATAAATGTGAGACCACTAACAAATGTGTGTATTTGGAGCGAACATCCAATATGATGGAAATTTATGCACAAACAAAAATCTTGTTATGTCCAAGTATTGTTGACGAGACATTTTGTCGTGTGGTTAATGAAGGAATGATGAATGGTATTCCAATCCTCACAACACATAAAGGTAATATCAAATACTTACTTGATGCAGAGATTACACCAATTTTAGACATTAATCGACCTGATTTTTGGAAAACAGAACTGGAAAAGTTATATTTTGACGATGATATTTACCGGAATATGTCAGGGAAAATGTTCAGTAAATATTTGGATTCGTCAGATACAATTGCGAAAAAACAATTTCATGACACAATCGAAAAAGTATTATCTAAAAGTAAGGAACAAAATATTGGTATCTTTACGCCTTGGTGTGACCAAGGTTTGGGTATTCAATCCAGAAATTATGCTGAATTATTAAAATTACACAATAATGTATTTATTTTTGCAATTAAACCATATAATGCGAACAATTGTATTGAATTACAAAAATCACCAGATGAGTGGATAACAGACAATATCTATTATTCGAAAAATTGCCGTGAAGATGTTAATGATGTCGAAATCACAGAATTTGTGAATAAATATAACATCGGTAAGATGATCATCCCAGAAACATGTTGGACTCGTATATTCCAAATTGGTAAATTATTAAAGGATCTTAACGTTAAGACATACGCTATTCCCAACATTGAGACTGTCATGAAGACTGAATTAGTCAAACATAATATATTTTATAAGATTCTAGCCAATAACCATCTATGTGAAAATATTTTCACAAAACATTCTAATTTGCCTGTTGAATATATTGGTTACGGAATATCCTCATTAAAGTACCAACCCAAAACATTCACCGATAATGTGATTAAATATCTATTCATAGGTGGTATGAATGCTTTTTCAAGGAAAAATATTTTGTTGGTATGTAACGGTTTTGTCCAAGCATATGAGAAAAACAAAGATATACATTTGACATGTACAATTCAAAAATTCAATGAATTAGAAAAAGAAGCTAGTTCACAAATTATTAGGTATCTGAACCATCCAGGAATAACGATTATTGATGAACATTTATCACATATGGAGATTATTGAACTCTATTATTCACATCATATTAATTTACACTTGTCAAAACATGAAGGATTAGGTATCGGCTTATATGAAGGTATTTACACCGGTACACCGGTATTGACATTAAATACACCACCACATAACGAAATAATAACAGATAACGTGAATGGATGGGTCATTGATTGTTATTATGAAAAAATGACTGATAATAAAGACTCATTGTTCCAATCGGCAGTTTTTGATCCAAAAGTACTGTCCGATAAAATATTAGAGATATCTACACCTGACACAGTAACAAAGATTGGACAAACACTTCAAATGGATCTCATTAATAGACTGAACTATGAGCGATTCATTAGTAGATTCGTTAACAGTTTAGATATCTCATTATGCTCTAATTAAACCATAAATTAAGTCGATGCTCTCCTTTGTCAAATCATTATATTTTTTTGCATTACTAGTCTTCAATATAGGTAATTTTTTGAAACAATTGTCAATATCTATATTAGCATAACTCGCTTTAATAACGCGACATATGCACCCATTAGGCTCACCCACTGCAGTGTTTCCAACTGCATCAAATTTAAATGATTTCTCACCAGGTTCGGCATCATCTGTAATGATCATCGTTGTTGGTATATTCATACAAGCTGTTATGACAGCGGAATGAAGCCGCCCACTAATCACATGTCTTGCATTTTTAATAGCATCAGTGAATTTCCACGGCTCTCGAAGCATAATCGCTTTATTTGCATATTTTCTCACAATGTTTTCATCGAATGATGAATCGATGCAAACAACATAATCTGCTTTATCACAAGCATTTAACCAAAATGACATATTATAATCGAATGCATATGTGGAAGGTACGACCACGTTACCTGATAAAGGTGCTGGTTTCAGGCAACCATATATATCACCCTGTAATGTTTCAAATGAGTATCCATAATCAGGATCATTATAATATGTCCAAAAACACATAGGGTCTCCGGCTAATCGACCTAATTTATCATTTCCAACAATTTTATGATAAATCTCTAAATCTTTATGACTCCTTGCATAATAGGTAATGTTTGGATCATGTAAAAAAGACAATGCCTTCGAAAAACTATTAAATGGCATATTACCCAGTGAAAACCCACCCCATATAATCAGTTTTTTAATTCTTTTTGTCTCCATCAAATTCTTGGTCCAAGTAACATATTTCGAATCCCCGTACATACTACCAGTCGTCATAATAGCCAAGTCAGCCACCGGTATATCATCATAAGGTCCATAAATTTTATGTGTAATATTTCGGATTTGTACGGTCATGCCACTCTTATCTTCACTATTATACAAATTGACAAAATATAGTGATTGTATTGGTGCATATTGGTCGCGGTTGTCATTCCTATTTTTTAAAATGGGATAAATGATTGCATATGGTTGACATCTATCGCCCATATTACAACTACACCAATGACCAATGATCCAAATATTTTTGCTCATAATATATATCTATGGATCATTATTTTTGTAAATATAATATATATTTATTGATTGATGAAAAAAATATTATTTATTAGCTATTACGAATTAAAAGACTACCTACTGCATTTGGGTATTTTACTCTCAGAAAAATACAAATGGGAAATAAACAATTATCCTTTGTTTATGTACGCTTATGATCAATATTCGAAAATAAATGATTATGTTTCACATTTACTTGATTTTATCACTATTGATAGACCAGACATTATATTCTGGTGGTTTATCGACATACCTGTCAATGTTTTTGCTAAAGTTAAACAACAGTTCCCTAATATTTACTATGTAATGTATAATCCAGATGATCCCATCAATATGAATAAATCACTGTTGGAAAAAGCCAAGAAATTTAATATGATTTTAACCCCGTGCAAACATAGCGTTAAAATTTATAGAAATCATTGTAATAATGATAACATATATTTTTTACCAATGGGTTACGAAGAATCCATTTTTAAACCATATACGGAATTAAATAAATTGGACATCGAAACCTATTCTTGTGATATCAGTTTTATATGTGATAATTTATACAAGGGATTCACAGATCAATATGTACCGAGGAAAAAACTTATTGATGATATAGTGGAAGCCTGTAAAACACGTGGATGGATATTCCATCTCTATGGATCATATCGTTTGGCGACGAATTATCCAGAACATTATAAAGGTGATATACAATACATCAATTTACCAAAGCTTTTCCAACTATCGAAAATCAATATATGTACCCACATAACATACAAAAAGAAACTCATCATTAATCAACATATTATGCCAATATTAGCCTCGGGTGGTTTACTATTGATCGATGGTGTGCGGGATATTGAGAAAATCATCTTAAACGAGGGTAAACCCGGCGCAATTGTTATGAACAAAGAAAATTATATTTCCCAAATTGATAACATTTTAAAAATGTACATAGAAAATGATTCACAAATTATCGAAATAAAAAAAAATGCCGTGACGATTGCAGCACCATACTCGTGGGATAATTTTATTAAAAATATCTACATATTAATAAATAAATACTTTTATGACCCTAATTCTTACAAAAATAACCATCATTTGAGTGAGACAGATGCAACTTTTGGGTCTTGGTTATCTAAACTCGACTCAGGTATCATTGAATTCCCATATAAAATTCAAGTTCCCCAAACTTTTAATGAGAAAGATTATTCAATTAATAATGAATTGATAGATAAATCTAAAGAATATTCATATACACATTGGGTTTTAAATGGTAAAAATCGTGATTATATGAAACATAAATCGCCATCAAATTTGTTTGAGACTGAAATGAATACATTTACCCCAATAGTATTCGATTTGTTCAGAGGGTTCAATATGATAAATATATATAATAACATTGATCAGGGTCTTGATATCATTAGTGAAATTACCACCAAATACCCGTATATTGATATTAATAGTGCATTGAATAATTATTTGGATTTAGTAACGATCAACTAACACTCAAGTGTTAGTACATTAACAGAAATTACTATTTATGTTATTATACAAGATGATTCAAATAAAAATCGTTATTCGGTGAATATATAAAAAGTCATATCGCATGTTTAATTATAAAATGGAAATTGATTGCGACAGATGTGAAAATGAAATGAAATGTAGTAAATGTGGACGAGGTGAAAATGAAATGAAATGCAGTAAATGTAGCCGAGGTGAAATACTATATATTTGTGGAGTGTCTGTCACAGATTAAATTCTGTTTTCCCACATTATGGTGCAATATTTTGTCATGATTGTTGGGCAGATGGTTGTCCATTGTGTCCACTTTGTAAATCAGGTGGATTTACTTCTTGACAATGGACAATTAAACAACACGTCATTTAATTTTTAATAGTGCACACAAATTATTTTGTTTATAATCTTGTATATATACATATGGGTTGTTGTTTCTGTTGTCAAAAACACAATGTCAACGAAGTTGATGAATATAACTGTTTACAAAAAAAATTATTATATGAGGATTACCAACCACCAATTTCTATCCCACAAATGAATCGCCCATCAGTTTACCAGGAGTATGACTCGCAGGAAATATATAAACATTTGAATCAATACGCTTATCAAAGTGAGCAACAGCCGTGGCAAGATTCTAGTATGACTGAAAATCTTTATCAGATAGGTGATGGTTGTGATGATGAATATTTAGTAAAATTCACGACATTAAATGAGAAAATTATGGATACAAATAAGGAATATTTTGGCGGATCTGTATCAAATCAATAACTTTTCGGTTACTTTACAGTCTTTATTATTGTTATTATATAACGTTTTAATTGTTTTATAACTGGACCTATCAATGCCTAATCGGGACATAATGTAATCGATATTGTACTCATCAATCATAAATTCAAATGAATTTGTACCTATCGTGGACTGTTCAAACAACATCAATTCTTTCATAAAATGTGGATCGGGCATAATACTCCGTAATCTGTGAATACAATTATATGCTTGCAAAAGGGCCATCTGGTGCTCCCTTATTAAGCAAGCCAAGACAAGTGTGGGTGAGCGACTGAACCTGCCATACAATGAATTAACAGGGGACCCACGTTGTACTGATTGTTTATAATGGATATTACTTCATCGAAATATTGATGAATATCCACAAATTTATCTATGATATTAAATTTGTGGATAATTTAAATCAGGAATCTCTTGCATTGTGTATGTGTATTCCTCGGCAACATTAATGATACATTTGATTCGGCGACATTTTAGAAATGTTGGTTCTACATCATAAACACTACCCAGATATAGAAAATTATCCAAAATTTCCGTCATTATTGATGATAATTGCCTAGAATTGATGCCAATTCTAGACCATCAATTTTCATTGATATGAATATAAATTTTAAGTGAGCTATGATTTAAATATCATAATACATATATACATATATGCATATATACATATGGAAAGAGATACTTGTTGTATGCGAACTATTATTAAGAGGGTGTCCAGAAATACAACATTGGTAAAAATTCAAAGTGATTTACTATTCTTTCCAGTAAATCATTTTGAGTCACATCTATCAATGTAGTATCTGATTATTTTAAAAATAAATATTTTATTATGATCCATAGGTATTTTTATATTTTCTATGAACTTGAAACACACAGAGTGACACCACATGAGATAATCTGTGGATGTTTACTTATGGACGAACAATTGATAACCTGTGATACATAGTAATGCTAAATACAAATATGTCCGATATGAATCAACGGTCTATGTGTATTTGATCATCAGTCCTCTAATATTA